CACCACCACCCCCCCCGCGTGCCCCCAACCCCCCATTCCGTCCGTGCATACCCCCACCCACCAATGCCAACGCCAACGCCCACCAAAGCCGCCACGACCAGCCGGAAGCCCTGGGCCAGCTGGGGCCTTGGACGGGAACGGCCCTGGGTCCGGGGGCTGCCTGTGCTGCCTGTGCTGCCCGGGAACCCCCTGGGGGAGGGGGGGGGGGCTTGCGAAAGGGGTGGGGAGGGGGAAACTTACTTCCTGCGATCCGGTTCATTCCCCTCCCCCACATTTTGCAGCAACTTTTCTATATAGCCCGGGTATTACTTTTTAATAATCGCCGGCAAGTACCACCGGGTCCGCCCAAGCCCTTCCACCCCCTCCACATCCGGGTTACACTACGCCCGTGAGGGCGAAAGCCCGGGATGGTTTTAACTAGCCCTGGAGAGGGGATGATATGACAGCACTGGTGGCGGGGCCTCAAGGCGAGGTTCCGGGATATTTGCAGCCACGGGATACGACGCCGCTCGGGCCGAAGAGGCTTAGATATAGCCACGACGCCATGATTGATCTGATCGTGGCGCAGCCGGACATTGCGCAGAATGAACTCGCGGGGATCTTTGGGTATACCCCCTCCTGGGTGAGCGTGATTATGGCGAGTGATGCCTTCCGGGAGAGGTTGAGCGCACGGCGGGCAGAGATCGTGGATACGGAGCTGCGGGTTTCGGTGAACGAGCGCTTTCGGGCGATCGTGCTGAAATCGCAGGAGGTACTGCTGGAGAAACTTTCCGCACCGGCGGCCTCAATCTCGGACGCCACGCTGCTAAAGGCGCTGGAAGTGGGCGGGAAGGCTATTAACGCTGGCGGGCTCGGGCACCAACAACAAGTGGCGCCTGTGCAGCAACCCCCTGTGGAACGGTTAAATGGCTTGGCTGACAGACTTGTCGGCCTTTTGCGCAAGACGCGCGAGGAGAACCCTGATGAAATCGTCGATGTATCAGTTAAAGAAGTCCCCAGCGCCTAAGCAGGCGGAGGGGCGCAAGTTCCATGACCGTGACTTGAAAGCGGTCAGTCCCCTGAAGCAACAGTTTGAACCCACTGAGGCGCAAGCTGTCCGTCAACACAAACGTATGGCAGGTGAAGCATGACCACACAATCCACTTATAAAGATGTGCTACTGAAAGAAGTGTCTCCGGATGGTACAGCGAAGCTGGACGATGCGAGCCGGGCGGTGATTGATGCCGGGCTATATAAAAGGGCTCCAAAGTTAAGCAAATTTTACGCAGGGGTCGCTCGTGTGCTGTCGGGCCAAGGCCAGTGCTTCATCGGTTTGGTTGATGATTCGACCGGCGTGGGGGCTGGTGCGGGAACTGGTGGCAAGGGGCTTTTGAATGCGCGCGCCGGAAGCCCAACTGCACATTTTGCTTCGCTTCTCAACGCATCCGGTATTCCGGCGGCAGACGATTCATGGTTTGGTGAGCACCTAATCGAGGCCTTTCAGGGAGTAACTCGCGCTCAGTACGACACACGGTTCACTGTTTCCGGTGCGGCGGCCTATTACCCAGACGGGTCATTTCAAACTGTTGGCGGCATCCCATTTCGCCTCAACTCCGCAGGAAAGGCGGTCAACTTCACGCCTACCTATCAGACCAACACCGCCAAGTTTTTCTACTTCAACAACCTAGGTGGGACGGTTGATTGTTCGTTTGCGGGCGGAGCCAGTCTCGGTACAGTGGTCGCATCGGGAGCCAACACGATTGGATCGGTCGTTAAGACTTACACCAAAGGTGCAGGCGCGTTTTCTGTATCTTGGGTATCTGGAAACAATGCGATTGTCGGTGCGATCTGTTACGACTCAACCACTCCGCGGGTCAATGTAATCAATCTGGGGAGTTACGGCGACAAGCTCACATCCACGAACGGGTACGCGAACAATCCGAACTATTGGCGTGGTGGCGCCGCGCTATCGGCTCTGGCTCTAGATGCCGTTGTGGTTGGTATGACAATCAATAGTGAAAACCAAGACGGACTCGCCGGTGTTGCAACCTACCGAGCTGCGCTTGAGAAGGTTTGCAATGATGTTGTCGCATCCGGGGCAGATTTGATTCTTTCGACCCCTCACAATATCGGAACAGCAGCCCAAACGAGCGGGGTGTGTGACATTTACATCGCAGCAATCCGTGATGTGGCTGCGCAATTCGACGCCCCTGTAATTGATTTGTACCAGCGCATTGATGACTATTCGACGTTCAACACGTTGGGACTGTACTTTGACACGCTGCACCTAACAACTGTCGGCTATCGGGCGAAAGCACAGGAATTTGCTCGCGTGCTGAACGTTTGGTCCTAACCCATGCAAACCAAAACCCAAGAGCGGCAGGATCGGCTTGCTGGCACGTAAAGTTCGTGCCCGCGCAGCTCTCACACTGAACAACAAAGGTCCTGTGAATGATCGCCTCGTTGCGTAAAGTGCCCAGCGTCTGATGAAACAGTTGGTACTTCACTTTGAGGTATCAACGGAGCGAGGGTTGGTTCGCCCCCCTCGCCCTTTCGACTTTTCCCGCGTTAAGCTCTACCCCTCGCGGGGAGACATCCAGGCCGCGTGCCTCTACTGGGCGCAGGAGTGTAGGCTCCTCGGCCTCGATAAACCTGACAAGGGCCCCAAGGGTGCGTGAGGTGATGGTGAAGGGCATAATCCCCGGCCATAACTGGTTAATAATCCCCGGACATATCAACAAAAAGGCTCACCCCTTGACTAGCTACCACCCCGCTCATAGAATAACCCCATGACGGTCCAACTATCCGCAGACCTTCTGGAGGCGTTCGCGGGGATGTACTTATCCCCGATGTACGACAACCCCCAGCCTGTAGCACCCTTCCACAGAGAGTGCTGGGAGAGCTACTGCGACATGTCGATAGAGTTGGCGGCTCGGGCTGCCCCACGTTCCCACGCAAAGTCTACAGCGCTCACCCACGCCTTCGCTATGGCGGTGGCTTGCTTCCGCGTTCAGGACTACATCGTCGTGGTATCTGCGACGGAGGCGCTGGCAATGGACCACCTCGGCGACATCGCGGCGCAGTTCCGAGAGAACGAGGACTTGCGGGAGGACTTCCAAGTCGCCGCACTCCCCGTGGACGCTCGTGGGGAGGTGGAGGTTCTGTTCAAGGACGGTCATCGTTGCCGGTTCATCGCCAAGGGTTCAGGTCAGAAAATGCGGGGCCTTAAGTGGCGCGGCAAACGTCCAGGCCTGATCCTTGGCGATGACTTGGAAGAAGACGAACAGGTCGAAAACCGTGATCGGCGCCAGAAGTTCCTTAAGTGGATCTACCGTGCGCTGATCCCTTGCAAGCGTCGTGGTGGCGTGGTTCGCATCCAAGGTACAATCCTTCACGAAGACTCCTTCTTGGCACGGGTCATGAAGGACTCTCGCTGGGATACAAAGCTCTACAAGGCCCATGCGGGATTCGACGACCTCACTGACATCCTGTGGCCGGAACAGTTTTCTGAAGAGCGCCTTCGAGGCATTCGTCAGATGTTTATCAACCAAGGGGACGCCGCTGGGTATTCACAAGAGTACCTGAACGACCCCTTTGACAACGCCGAAGCCTACCTTCACCGGGATTGGTTCCGGCCGATGAACGAAGATGACTATGAATCACACAAGTTAGTCTGCGCGGCGGCCGACTTCGCTATTTCAAAAGCGGACAAGGCTAACCGCACCTCGCTGACGGTAGGAGGTAAAGATGTTGGAAACCTTCTGCATATCACTGATCAGCGGGTTGGTCGTTGGGACAGTTATGAGATCATTGAGAATCTCTTTGCTGTACACCGCGCACATCGTCCAGATGTATTCTTTGTTGAGAAAGGTCATATCTGGCAAACGCTCTACCCCATCATCAAAAAGGAGATGGCGGAGCGCGACATCTGGATCAACTTCGTGGAGTTCACGGCGAGCAAGGACAAGGCTACGCGAGGCCGCTCCTTGCAAAAGCGTATGCGCGCGCACGGTGTTCGTTTTGACAAAAGGGCCGAGTGGTATCCGCCATATGAGGCGGAGTTGCTGCGGTTCACCGGCCACTCGGATGCAGCGGCAGACGACCAGTTCGACTCAACCGCCCTGCTTTCAATCGGGTTCGATCAACTAGCAGAGGTCATCGAAGAGGACTTCTGGGAAGAAGAAGAGATCGAAATGGTGAAGAACAATCCACGTGACCGCTTAGGGCGGAACGCAACCACAGGCTATTAACATGCTCAACCTGAAGACAAAGCTCACCCTTACAGAGGCGGTTACGAAGTCCCCGAATCTGTGTGATCGCTTTGAGAAAGAAGACTTGTGCGCTATTGGCGAGCATGTATCGGCAGGCTACGAAGCGGACGAGCAGTCCCGTATGCGCTGGACTACTCGCATGGAAGCCGCGATGGACCTTGCTATGCAGGTGGTGAAGGAAAAGTCTTTCCCCTGGCCCGGCGCCTCGAATGTGAAATTCCCCTTGGTCACTATCGGTGCCATGCAGTTCCACTCTCGGGCATACCCCGCCATCGTGCATGGGCCGGATATTGTCAAGTATCGCGTCACCGGACCCGATCCTGACGGCCAAGCCTACCTACGCGCCACACGCATCGGGGCGCACATGAGCAACCAGCTGCTGGAAGTTGACCAGGGCTGGGAAGAGAGCATGGACCGCCTTTTGATTAACCTCCCTATCGTGGGATGTGCCTTCAAGAAGTCCTACTATTCCGTTGCTAAGGGTCATAACGTATCCGAACTCGTGCTGGCGCGGGACTTCTGCCTGGACTACTACGCGAAGTCTGTGGAGGAATGCGCTCGCAAGACCCACCTCATCCCGTACTACCGCAACCAGATCTATGAGTTCTGCGTGAGTGGTGTGTGGGAAGACATCTTGGAAGAGGCCTGGTACCAAGCTGCGTCAACCTATCGCCCCCGTATGCAGGAGGCCCGGCAGGACACTCGCACTGGGAGTGATGCTCCGCAGACTGATTACGACACACCCTTCCTCTTTGGTGAACAGCACTGTTGGTTGGACCTGGATCAGGACGGCTATGCGGAGCCCTACGTCGTCACGTTCTGCTTGCAGTCCAAATGCGTTGTGCGGATCGTAGCTCGATGGGATCGCATTGAGGACATCCAGCGGAATAAGAACGGTCGCATCCTGCGCATCGTCCCGACAGAGTACTTCACGAAGTACGGCTTCATCCCCTCCCCAGACAACAGTGTATACGACATCGGTTTTGGTCTTCTCCTCGGCCCCTTGAACGCCTCCGTAGACTCATTGATTAACCAGCTTATTGACGCTGGTACAATGGCCACAACAGCTGGCGGGTTCCTGGGCCGGGGAGTTAAGATCCGTGGCGGCAAGCTCACATTCTCCCCACTGGAATGGAACAAGGTTGACAGCACTGGTGATGACTTGCGGAAGGATATCGTCCCCCTGCCAGTTCGTGAACCCTCCCCTGTGCTGTTCCAGCTCTTGGGACTGTTGGTTGATTACGCCCAGCGCATCCCCGGCACCACCGACATCATGGTGGGCCAGAACATCGGCCAGAACACGCCGGCCGCGACGGCACGCTCTCTTGTCGAACAGGGTTCCAAGATCTACACCGCCCTGTTCAAGCGCGTATGGCGCTGCATGAAGATGGAGTGCAAGAAGCTCTACATCCTCAACGGGAAGTACCTGCCCGAGCGTGTCAACTTCGGCGACGCCCAGACGGTCTACCGTGAGGATTACCTCGACAACCCCGATAACATGGTCCCCTCGGCTGACCCGACAGTCGTTTCCGAGGAAGCTCGCCTCAATCGCATCATGCTGGTGAAGGGTGCTGCCGCTACAACACCAGGCTACAACCTGGAAGCTGTGGAGCGGGAATGGCTGCGCTCCCTGGGGGTTGAGGGTATCGGTATGCTTTACCCAGGACCTGACCAGGTTCCACCACTTCCCGATGCGAAGTCGCAGGTGGAAGCGCAGAAACTCGAACTGGTCAAGGCCGAATTGCAGCTCAAACAAATGCAGCTGCATACAGAGACCCAGCTCGCTGTTGCCGAACTCATGGAACAGCGGCGTCTCAATTCCGCCAAGATTCTTGAACTTGAAGCTCGTGCACAGGCTGAGGTCGCGGGCATTTCCCTGGCGGAAGCCGGCCACCGTATCGCGGCGTTTGATGCGACCCTTGGTCTGCTCAAGCACCATGACGACTCTCTACTCCGTTTGATCGGGGTACTCAACAAAGGAATGAAAGATGGTACAGCAGCAACCCCAGCACCAACCCTCGCGGATGGATCAGCTACCCTCCCAGGAGCAATGGGAGGCCTGGCTCAACCAGCCATTGACGCAGGACTTCCTGCGCTGGGTGGGGAAGCGGCGCCTGGAATTGATGGCGCAATGGTCTAACGGCCAGTACCTGGGTGACGGACACACGGAGACGATTATTCGTAATGCCGGTGCAGTGGGCGAGTGCCAAATGGCTTCTCGTATTTTGAACCTTGACTACGATACGTTCGTAGGAGATATGACAAATGAGTAACGTGATCGAAAACACCTCTGGCCTGGAACCTCTGGGCCGCGCAGTATTGGTGAAACCGTACGAACCCGAAAAGAAAGAGGGTTTGATTGTGATTCCCGATCAAGTCCAAGAGCGTACCCACATGATTGAACAACGTGCTATCGTTGTCGCTGTGGGCCCCGCTGCTTGGGAAGACGAAAGCGTCCCGCGGGCGAAGGTTGGCGACAAGGTCATGGTGGCTAAGTTTGCTGGCGCAATGGCCATTGGTCCGTTGGATGATCAGAAATATCGTTTCGTCAACGATCGTGACATCTTTGCCAAAGTAACTGGAGAGAAAGCATGAACATCGAAGATCAAGCGAAGCAGTTGGGTTGGGTCCCACAAGAGCAGTTCCGTGGTCCCGCCGAAGCCTGGGTGGACGCTGAAACATTTGTGCGTAAGGGCGAGGAAATTCTGCCTTTGGTGCGTGCGAATAACAAAAAGCTCCACACGGAGTTGGCACAGACCCAACAACAAGTGCGGGAACTGAAACAACTGGTGGAAGCTGGTACGGACTCTCTCAAGGCGTTCGAAGAGTTCCACCGCGACTCCTTGACCCGTGCACTGGAACAACAACGTATCGAACTGACGAAGGACCTCAAGGCCGCTCGTGAGGACGGTGACGTTGAACGTGAATTGCAGGTGCAAGATCAGTTGGAAGAAAACCGCACAGCACGCAAAGAAGCAACCACCAAGCCGGTAGTTCCTGCGGTCACCAAGACCCAGGTTGAACCAAGCACTGACGTTGATCCAGAATTCCTGGATTGGCACAAAGATAACGCATGGTTCGGTACCGACAAGAAAAAGACAGCCTTTGCGAATGGCCTTGCGCAGTCGCTGCGCGCAGATCCCGATAATAAGGATCTGACAGGTCGTGCCTTCTTTGATGAAGTCACTAAGCAAGTTGAAAAGGCTTTCCCATCTGAATCGGATGATCGCCAATTCGATAAGGTTGGTGGTGCTGCTGACACCTCCCCTCGTGGTGGTCGTGGGCGTAAGACATTCGATGCCCTTCCTGCAGATGCTCGTGCGGCATGTGACCGCTTCGGTGAGCGTCTGGTTGGTGAAGGTCGTGCTTACAAAACTCTCGCCGATTGGCGCAACCAATACGCGAAAGATTATTTCGCAGGAGAACAGTAATGAATCCAAACAAGGAAAACCTCGGCAATGCCCCTAAGGCACGTGTCACTGAGTCAAACCGTATTCCGATGTCGGCACCGAACCAAAAGCTGTCGGTACCTGAAATCCCTGGTTTCCACCTCCATTGGCATTTGGGCAAAAACGTGGCACGAGCAAAAGCTGCCGGGTACTCCCATGTGACCCTTGATGACGGTGTGTTTGTGGACAATTCTGGCTTGGCTGATCCCAAGTCCACAACTGGCTCCACAGATCTGGGTTCCAATATCAGCATTTTGGCCGGTGATTCCGCAGACGAAAATGGTGATCCAGAACGCTTGTACCTGATGAAGCTCCCGCAGGAATGGTGGGAAGCTGACCAGAAGGTTATCCTCGAACGCAATGAATCCATCGCACAGCAGCTGCGCGGCGGTGGTGGTGCGGCTCAAGGTGAAAGCGCAGCGGATCGCGGTAAGCGCTACATGAAGAAGGGGCAAGACCTCTTCACCCCTAAACACTGACAATATAGGAGGCTATTATGCCTAATGTCTCGAAGCCAATGGGTTTGTCCCCTGTGGGCTACCTGAACGGCGCTCCATGGAACGGTAAAGGCCGTACATACGCGATCGCTTCCACCGATGCCAACGCTTTTGCGATCGGTGATCCTCTGAAATTGGCCGGTGGCCTGACTGCAGACGGTGTCCCTCTGGTGACTCTGGCTGTTGCAGGTGCCGGTAACGATGTGGTCGGTGCTTTGCTGGGCGCGGGTGGTCTGGAAAATGGTTCGGCGTTCGTCGATCCATCGAATCTGGACACCACCGTCATCCCAGCTACGAAGTCCAAAGTGTACTACGTCATGGTGGCCGATGATCCTAACACAGTCTTCGAAATCCAGGAAGACAGTGTCGGCGGTGCCATCACTGCTGCCAACGGCACCAAGAACTTCAACTTGGTTTCCGGTGTCAACAACGGCTACTTGTCGGGCTGGCAACTGGATAGCTCCACTGGCGCTACCGGTGCTACACTGCAGTTGAAGGCTTTGGGTATCACCCCTCGCCAAGACAATGCCTTGGGTACCAGCGCTAAATGGCGTGTGATCATCAACCAGCACGCATACCGTTCCGGTACTGTTGGCATCTAACTCGAATAACGAAAGGAGCATACCATGTCTGGTATCATCAACACCGGTTCGCATCCGAAACTGCTCTGGCCCGGTATCCACGCGATCTGGGGCCAGTTGTACAATGAACATGCGACCGAGTACACTGACCTGTACGACATCGAATCTTCGGAACGTGCATATGAACAGGACGTCCAGGTCACCGGTTTTGGTTTGGCCCCGATCAAGCCTGAAGGTCAAGGCCCTTCGTACGACTCTGAAACTCAGGGTATCATCACGACGTATGTCCACATCGCTTACGCGTTGGGCTATATCGTGACACACGAAGAAATCAAGGACAACTTGTACGAGCAAGTGTCCCAACGTCGTGTGAAGGCCAACGCTTTCTCGATGAATCAAACCATCGAAAACGTCTGTGCATTCCTGTACAACAACGCCTTCAACAGCACCTACTTCACCACGGCAGACGGCCGCCCCCTGATCGATACTGCCCACGTGAATGTCACAGGAGGTACCTACTCTAACGCACTGGCAACCCCAGCCGACTTGTCGGAAGCTGCGTTGGAAGACTTGAGCATCCAGATCATGGGTACTCAAAACGATCGGGGCCTGCTGATTAACATCATGCCCGAGTCCCTGCACGTGACCCGTCAGGATTGGTTCAACGCCAACCGTATCATGAAGTCGGTACTGCAGTCCAACACTGCTACCAACAACATCAACGTGTTGAAGGCAACCAATGCGTTCCCAGGTGGTATCAAGATGAACCACTACTTCACTCAACCGCACGCCTTCTTCATCCGTACCAACTGCCCAGACGGTATGCGCATGTTCTGGCGTGAGAAGCCATCGTTCGATCAGGACAACGATTTCGACACAAAGAACGCCAAGGCCCTGAGCTACATGCGTTTCTCGGTCGGTTGCACTGACCCCCGTGGTATCTTCGGTTCGAACGGTCCTTAATAGTCAGGACAATGGGACGGGGGCTCCGGCCCCCTTCTCTGTTTCACGAAAGGACACATCATGGCTAACGTGGTTACGACCCAAGTCCTGGTTGACGGTGCCCGAAACTTGGTGGTGAAAGTTACTGGTGTTCTGGATACTTCGAACGTGGCTTCTACAGTCATTGTCGATCCGGCCACATTGGTTCCTGTGCCGACACAGTTGCGTATCGACTGCCTGGAATTCATGGTCAGCGATCCCTTGAGCGTACTGTTGAAATGGGATGCCACCGCACCTGTCGACATCGCTCCAGTTACCGGTTTCGGTAAGCTGCAATTCCGCCAGTTCGGTGGCTTGCAAAACAATGCAGGTGCAGGCAAGAACGGTAAGATCTTGTTGAGCACTGTCGGTTGGGCGGCAGGCACCGAGACATTCACGATTATTCTCCATATGGTCAAACAGGGGGTATGATGGACGCAATCTTGCAACAATTGGCTGCAGGTGCAGTCGCTGGTCTGGTGACAGGCGCAATGTGCTGGGGTGCGATGCAACGTGATATCAAGTGGCTCAAAGAGAGCCTGACTGAA